CATGTATCGGTAACACGCAGATGCTTCACCCCACTGGCGCAAGACATTCTCGTGATACTCATTCCATAAATCTTCCATAATAATTTCTTCACTCATCTTATAATAAATGAATATAATATTTCTCATTCATTTCATTTTTCTCTTGTGGATTCTCATAATACCATTTGTGAACGATCGCAGACAGCTCGAATTTTATTCGATGGTCATTCCATTCATATTTTACCACTGGTCTGTGAATGACGATACGTGTGCACTCACACAAGCCGAGATGTACGTCACTGGAAAGGAAAAAGATGAGACTTTCATGGGTCGTGTCGTCGGTCCTATTTACAAGATGGAAGAGAATGATATTAATCGCCTGACAAAGACCCTTTTCTTCATGTTATGGGCATTCGTGCAATATCGCCTTGGCCACTTTGATTCTTTTGTAAAAGACCTAAGTAATGTGTTTAAAGCTAAAAAGCCAAACTAAAATACAATGGACGTCAAACTTCTCAGTGAAATTTCCAGACTTAACAACATCAAGGAGGTGTACAAACAAAATTACCTATACAACTTGGAATATCTTGAGGAAAAACTTGATCGAAACAATGCTCAAATTGAACGCACTACATCTGAATTGAAAAGTGAAATTCTCAGAAAACAAGGTGACTATTATCGTGAACAAATTGAGAATTTGGATGCATCGGTTGAAAACGCAATCAAAGAAATTGATGCAAAAATTTCAAAGATTGAAGAACAAAAAAGAAAATATGAGGAACAAGCTAAAAAGGAGTGTGAGTCGTTCGATTTTAACTTGGAGAAACTTCGTACAGCCCTTAAACGAAAAAATACGAGTGAAATTTTCGACATGTTTGAAAGCACGGCTAACGCTTTGACGATTTTGAGGAAGGAGTGTTCTTCATGTACTCACGAACAGTCTTCAGGAATGCACGATCTCGACTGACTTTGGGATCCGCAGCAATGACGATGTAAGTGAGACGGTTAGGGAGTTTGGGCTTGTTTCCAGTTGGCTTGGGAGTCATCTTTAATTTTTTCTTGGCGTTCTGAACCTGCTTGGCAGTTGGCATTTATTATACCTTGGCAAAATATTTGAACTTGTCGAAAAAGTGAACACATGACTTAAAATTGTCATATACGATCATACATAACGCATCCGCAATGTCATGTTTTCTTTCATATGGAATGTCATCGTCTATATACTTCTCAGCTATCGAAACAGTTCGCTCCTTTCTCTGGTCGTAGTCAAGATGTCTCATACCGAAATGTGTATGCATGCTCACAGGTGAAATTAAAGAAACCTTATCTTTGAACATGTAATGTAAAAGTATTTCAATATTTGTAAAACCTCCAGGTGGTTGTCGTTCTATAAGTATCTTCTCAGCTGCATCGAATATATCTTGGTGGTCCTCCACAAATAAAGGAACAAGATCTACAAAGTCATTCGATTTGATGTATTTATAATCTTCGAGACTCACCTTCTTCACGTATTCGACTTCAATCTTAGGACCCGCAGTAGACTCCGCAAGAACGAGACCCATGTTATGATAGCCGATATCGATCGCCAACACCTTCATGTCTTTAAGTGAAAGATTTTCCTTAACTATAGTAAATGAAGAACAAGACAAAGACCCAACTCCTATGGGTGGCTCTTGTCGTACTCGTGGTAGTGATTGGTTACATGTGGTACAATCCCCAAGTCGTCGAAGTTCCAGTTGAGGTTCCTGTCGTGGTTCCACCTCCTCGCCCCGTTCGTACACATGAGATCAGGCGTGAACCCGAGTTTAGGGGCCCACCCATCAAACAGTATAAACCTGGACGTATGCAACAGATGGGCATTCTCGTGGGTGAGGGTGGAGAAACACTCCCTCTATATGGTAAGGAAGTTCGTGGTCGCCGTGACCGTTATCATTATTACACCACGACTGGTGGCGAGAACCTTTACCCTATTCCAGTGACCCATGATGGACGTGACTGCGTGGATGACATCGGATGTCAGGAACTTTATGGAAATGAATCTGTAACGGTCACTGGTAAGACTGGTTCTTTCAATGTGACGATGTATCGCACGGATGATTTCTTTTAACAAAAATGATTTTTTAAAGAATTGTATTCACTCTTCTGAAGTCCAGAAGTTTCTGAAAATTTTGCCTTCATGTTAAGCAACTCTTTTATAGTGTCATCATCGAGACTTTTGACAAAGTCCCTCTTAGCCTCGATGTCGTCAAGTTGATTATGTTCTTTCTGTGCTTGTACATAAGGCCATGTGTGTTTTCGTAGTGTTGCGACTTCAATCTCAAGTTGTACGATTCGTGGGAGTAAAACTTCGTGTACGAATTTTTCCAATTCTGTCATATAATAGTATATGTAATAAGTATGACACCAGAAAAGCGCACATTTATAAAAAAGGTTGCTCACGGTGTTGGTGATTTAATGGAATACATGAGGTGCGTAAAACGGATAGGTACGGAACCCCACAATGAAAATGGAAAAATTTATAAAAAAACAATTGTTCAATCGCAGCCAAGATGATACATACGAATTTTCGGTTGGAAAGTTTAGGATGGCTGTAGATGTGTTGGACTCGGAAAATTTAATAAAACTGTTGGTATATTTCGATAGTATCGGTATAACATTAGACCGTGCATTCACGCTAGCATCTCCAAATCCACTTTTGTTCACGAAAGATGATCGAATTTTTGTTAAGATGATAAACGACGAAGACATCACAACATTTTATCATTTAATATCATTTTGAGATCTAAGTGGATAATGAAATGACTAAAATTCAAGTACAAAATGAATATCACTTCCGCTAAGAAAGAATTCATAAAAAAGATATGTGGAGGTATCCACGTTCTCATGACATGTTCATTTCTCGCCAATGATATCAATCAAGATCCCCAAGAACCCGAAGAATATTTCATTCGAGACAAGTTTCTCAAATTTGGAGAGTTCTCGGAGCACAAGTTTTGTCAAGCACTCGATACCATGTCTAATGGTGACATTACAGCCGTTCTCACGTACCTCGATGACCGAGACATATATCTACAACGAGTTTTCATGGAATCTCAAATTCCTATTCAAGACCTGAGTGATGCAGATTTGGAGTATGCACTTCTCATCGAAGACAGAGATTTAGTGACGTTTGAGGATTTTCTTAGCTATTAGTATATGCAATACAAGGAATTAAAAGATAAGGCAAAAAAAATGGGTCTTCGTGTGACAAAGAATGTCGGTGGTAAACGCATCAAGCTTTCTGCCAAAGAACTTCGTTCCAAGATTACCATGAACTTTGAGAATAGTGTGAAGAATGCACAGAAAGTTATTCGCATATGTCAAACGATCGTTGCCCCCACTCAATCTCAACAGGCGAGTGGTCGTGCCCCAATTCCCCCACCTCCACCTCCACCCCCCAAAAAGCCCATACTTAACAATAAACGTGCTAAGCTCATAGCCGAGCTGAAAGCCAACTTAAAAAAGAGAGGATTATCTAAATAAATCGGATGTTATCTTATATCCTCAGCTTTTTCCCAAAGACTGGTCCTTACTTTGTGAAAAAGTCTAGACTCAATGAATTGAAGAAATTGTCTGATAATTGGGTGACGAATGATACGAATGTTAGAAAAGCTGTCTCTATTATGAAAGACTTTACAAGAGCACTCGATGAAATGAATATCGAAGACAATAAAGAAGTGTGGACACCCATGGGGCGTCGTTCAGCGGATGATATCGTCAAGTCCTATATCGGTGAAGATACGGCGAGTAAACTCATGAACATATCGAAAGAATGTGTCATGTATGAAACTGCTGAGGAACTTCAACTCGACGATGTAAAGAAGATTCTCGTAGAGTGGGACGGTGATAATATCGATGAAGCGTACTCCGTGTTGAAACACTACGCCAAAGCCGTGCGAGAATACGATCGAGATCTAATCTTCTTCTGGACTGTTGAGGAATTCGTAGAGCACTATCTCGGTGAGGAACTTTACGAACGCCTTGGAACTATGATCCGTTTCTTCGAAAAACTAGAGAATCTTAAACGAAACTTAAACCGAACTTTTTAGATATAATTTTCTTTGCACCTTCAAAGGTTGGATGACCCCAGAGGTACCAACGGGACCAAAACCCAGCCCCGTCGATACCACTCTTCTTCCAATCCTCTTTATCACTTGATGTCACATCGAGCATCATTTTATGGATTCGCTCTGGGTCTCTCTCAGCTATTGTGCGCTTTGGTACTCGACCACCGTGTCTGAGTACATACGAACGCATACGTGAAGGATTCTTGTGTTTGGTGTAGTCTGAATATCCACTTGCACCAAAGTCAACAGTCCTGCCGTCTTCTAAAATTGCCCTGAATTTCTTTTTACGATCAGGGCTCTTCACAATCTTGACGCGCATACTTATATTTTACGAGTATTTAATTTTTGCACGCCATGCAACCGTACTTCTCCTTCTTGGGGAAGAGGAAGAAGTGCTCCTCACCACGCTGCACACGGTAGAGATGATCATACATGTGAAGGAGAGTGATGGCGAGGGCAATGGTAATAGTGACAACACCATTCATCTTACGAGCAGTCCACGCATACGCAATGAGGATGGCGGTGAGAATAATCTGAACGACGGTCACCTTGGGCATGACGAAACGCTTCTCGATAGTCTTGACCTCTTCGGTGGGCTCGGGGGCGTACTTTTCCATTCGCTTGCCGTAACCTGGCATTTTTATTATCTACCAAGAAAATAATGTGGTCGTTTCTGTTGGTACCGATGGTCTTGGTACTTCACGACTATCTGAAGGCACCCCTGGATCGCCTGTATTTTGCAAACCCGAAACGTCCCCTGATTGGTATGAGGAACACACTCATTGACCTTATCAATTGGTCATCACAGTACCGAGTGAATGACCACCCAGGTCTCTGGCTGATAAAAGCACACTTTGAAAAGATTCGTCAGGAATTCAACGAAGTTTCAAAGACGGCCAAGAAACACCTCTTCCACGAAGCCGATCCATGGTTTGATAAAAATGATGCGTATTATTTTTACAAGGCTGAGGATTTCCCACTCCTTAAGAGTTTAATTGGTCAAATACCATCTATTCACGAAGAGACTGCGTTATTTGCTGTGATGGATGAGCCAATGGTCATTCCACCACATCGTGCCGAAACAAATTTATTGCTCAGATATCATATCACTATAGAAGGTGGGGGAGATTGTACCTTATATACTGAGAGAGGATCACACGAACATCGTGAAGGGGAAGACTTTCTATTTGATCATGCGAGATACCATGAAGTTATGAAAACTGGTGTGGGGCGTAGAGTTGTTTTGATTTTAGATGTTCATAGGTGTTTCTGACACACCGCCTCGTACATATCACTCCCACCGATGAGTTCAAGTT